GAGCATGGCCGCCGTCACCGCCATCCGACCACGTCTCTGCCGGCTCTGCGAGGCGCCGCTTGCTCGCCATCACGACGCCCGCTCGGACATCTGCCAGCTCTGCGCGGCCCGTCTGCGCACCATTGACGGCGAGTCGCTTGCGCTCATCGTCGGCGGCCTGCTTATGGTCGAACTCGGCTTGCACGGACGCGACGCCAAGCCGCTCCGTCTGCGCGAGCGTCTGGAGGAGCTCGGCATCCGCGCCGACTCCTTCGCCGTGCTTGAGGCCGTGCGCAAGGTCCGCCGCCGCCGCATCGGTCTCATGGTCGAGGGCACGAAGTGGCAGCGTGGGTATCGGCCGGTCAAAGCGCTCTTTCGCTGGCGCCCACGTGCCCGTCGCAGGACTCCGCGCAAAGACCGCAATCAGCTCTGCCTTGACATCTGATGGTGCGCGAGTCGCTCTGCAGTCGCTCTACTCGGCAACAACAGGCGGTAAGAGACTGTGTTCTACAGGCTCAAAATAGCTTCGCTTCCAGCCTGCCGAGTATCGGGTGGGTGACTGACAGGCGAAGATGAATCGTGCACATGGTCGACTACCATCAGCGGCGCTTCGAATCTGCCTCGCACCGCTTCATAAGCCGCTCCCCGCGCCGGCTTGAGGCCGTCCGCCGCCGCTGTCTGTGCTGCGGTGCATACCTCGCCTACGACAACCGTGGACAGCTCTGCGCTCCTTGTCTGGCGCGGCCATTCGACTTCGACTATAACCCGCGCCACGACAAGCACCTCGATGAGCGCTTGCTGACCGAGCTGCAGCTAGCCGGCGCCCGCGGCGTCGATCTCTGCAGACGGTTGGGGACCGACGACCGGCAGGCCGTACAGGAAGGCATCGTGCGTCTGCGCCGCGCCGGGCACATGATCGAGGGTATGCGCCCCTCTGGATACCGCCTCGCCGTCATCGCTGACGAGCAGGGCGTGGAGCCGGACTAGAATAGAGATATGTCGGCGACTAAATGGCGTGCGTACTACATCGATCTGGTGCGCTACATGGCGCGCTGCGGGATGACCGCGAACGAGATCGCTGCCGACCTCGGCACCACAAAGAAGACGCTCTATGTCTGGCGAAGGGACAGGCCGGGGTTTGCCGAGGCCATGGACGAGGGTCGCGACCTCGCCGATGCGCGGGTCGAGGATGCGCTGTATCGGCGCGCGGTCGGTTACCGCTACAAGGAGGAGCGGGTGACCAACGCGGGTGACGTGGTGGTAGTCGAGCTGGAGCGCGAGCCGAATCCCACGGCGGCCATCTTCTGGCTGAAGAACCGCCGCCCCGACCGCTGGAAGGACATCGCGCGCACCGCCCTGACCTCCGCTGACGGTGAGAGCCGGGCGGAGATCGTGGTGCGCTACGTTGACGACTAGACCGCGGATCGAGCTGCGGCTGCGGCGCCTGTACGCCGCTCAGCGACAGATCGTCTCCGAGGCGGCGCGCTTCAACGTCCTTTGTGCCGGGCGGCGCTTCGGCAAGTCGCGTCTGGGCATCAACCTGACCGCCAAACCGCTGCTGGCGGGAGACCCCGTGGGCTGGTTCTCGCCCACCTACAAGATGCTCTCGGAGTTGTGGCGCGAGACGGTCGAGACATTCCGTCCGGTGATTGTCGGCAAGAACGAGACCGAGCGCCGCCTCACCCTGCTCACCGGCGGGGTGCTTGAGATGTGGTCGCTTGAGTCACCCGATGCGGTCCGCGGCCGCCATTACCGGCGCGTTGTCATCGACGAGTGTGCCATGGTCAAGAGTCTGCTCGACGCGTGGAATCTGGCCATTCGGCCGACGCTGATCGATCTTGAGGGCGATGCCTGGTTTCTCTCCACCCCGAAAGGCCGCAACGACTATGCGACCCTCTACGGCTGGGGGCAGGACCCAGACGAGCCGGAGTGGCATTCCTGGCGCTTCCCGACGGCCGCAAACCCGCACATCTCACCGGGCGAGATCGAGGGGATGCGCCGCTCAATGCCCGCCCGCGCCTTCGAGCAGGAGATCGAGGCGCGCTTCATCGATGAGGTCTCCGGTGCGCTGTGGAAGTACGCGACCATCGACGCCAACCGCGTCAAGGACCACCCTTACCTTGCGCGCATCGTGGTCGCCATTGACCCGGCGGTGACGAGCAACCCCGACTCCGATGAGACTGGCATCGTCGCTTTTGGTATCGATCGCTCCTCGCCGATGCACGGTTATGTGCTCGCCGATGCCTCCGGTACCTACTCACCCGACGGTTGGGCTCGCAAGGCGATCGCGCTCTATCACTCGCTCTCTGCCGATTGCATCGTGGCCGAGGCAAATCAGGGCGGCGATATGGTGCGCTTCACCCTGCGCACCGTCGATCCGACTGTGCCGGTCAAGCTCGTGCACGCCAGCCGCGGCAAACAGACACGAGCTGAGCCTGTGGCGGCCCTTGACGAGCAGGGCAGAATCCACCATGTCGGCGTCTTTCCCGACCTAGAGATGCAGATGACGACCTGGTCGCCGATCGACGATAGGGACTCTCCCGACCGCGTTGATGCCCGTGTCTGGGCGGCGAGCGAGTTGATGCTACGCCGTGAGATACCGGCCGCTCGGGTACTGCCGCGCTAAAAGTCCCGACGAGGGCTAACACTAGTGGCCGCATACTTGATGCGTGGCCACGCCTGACCTAAGAGCTGCCTATCGCGCCCTCGTTGCCAAGCAGGCGCCGTACACGGCGCTGTGGGCCTACTACGAGGGCGACCATCCGCTCGTCTATGCCTCCAGCAAGGTACGCGATCTCTTCTCCGGCCGGCTGACGCGTTTCTCTGTGAACTGGTGTGCGGTCGTTGTTGACGCTCTGCTTGATCGTCTCACACTGAAAGGCTTTGAGGGGCAGGACGTCGATGAGCTGAATGACTTCTTCACCGACGAGGCGGTAAGCATCGACGCCGACGAGGCACACCGCTCGGCTGCCGTCACCGGCGAAGGGTTTGTGATCGTCGAGCAACGAGACGACGGCACGGTGGAGCTCTTCGAGAACGATTCGCGCCTCTGCCACATCGTCTATGCGGCCGATAACCCACGGCGCAAGGCGTGGGCAGCGAAGTGGTGGGGGGGCGAGGATGAGCGCCGTTACCTGACGCTCTACTACCCCGACCGCTTCGAGCACTATGTGAGCGCCGGCAAGGCCAAAGCGGTGCAGACGGTCGATGCCTTCGTACCCGCCCAGGTGCCTGTTGAGGCGAATGAGAGCGGCGTCATACCGGTGTTCTGCTTCCGCCGTTCGCGCAAGCGTATCCTCGGTGAGCTGCACTCCATCATCGATTTGCAGAACGCCGTCAATAAGCTCTTCGCTGACATGATGGTAAGCGCCGAATTTGCCGCCTTCCGGCAGCGCTGGGTGCTTTCCAACGCCGACCTCTCCGACTTGCTCACCAACCCCAACGAGACGTGGGTGATCCCCAAGTCGGATAAGGAGATGGAGCCGACTCAGATCGGCAGCTTCGACCCGACTGATCTGGCGAACTTCACCGGCGCGCTCGACAACCTGGCGTCGAAGATCGCGATCATCAGCCGTACCCCGAAGCAGTACCTGCTGCAGGCGGGCGATATCTCCGGCGAGGCGTTGCTTGCGATGGAGGCGCCGCTGGTAAAGAAGGCGGCCTCCTATCAGCAGTCATTTGGGGCGACCTGGCGGGAAATAGCAGTCTATGTGTCTGCGCTTCAAGGGAAGGTGCTCGACCCTCGCGCGATCGCCCCCGTCTGGGCTGACGAACGCACCATCCAGCCGGTAGCCGAAGCAGACGCGCTGCTCAAGAACCGTAGCGCCGGCATCCCGCTGCTTACCCTCTTGCGCCGCGATGGCTGGTCGGCAGCCGAGATCGAGCAGTTCCTTGACGATCAGGAGCAGGAGAGCGCTGCACAGGCGACCTCACTCGCTGAGGCGGCACTACGGGCGGCGCGCGACTTTGAGCGGGGTGAAGCGTGAATCGCTTTGCCGAGCCCGAGGTCGTACGTCTGGCGCGACAGTTCCGCGCCGAGCTTGCCAGCGCTGATGAACGTCAGTTACGCCTCATGGCGGCGCGCTATCTCGACGTTGCCGATGCGCTGCAGGACGGCATCGAGTCGCTGGCACTCTCGATCGAGGAGCTGCGTGCCGAGGGTAAGGCCGTCGCCATCGGCCGTATCTACCGGCTGGAGCGCTATCAGCGCTTGCTAGGGCAGCTCATGCGCGAGCTCTCGCGCTTCAACGGCTGGGCACTGGCGATCATCAACACACGACAGCGCGAGCTGATCGTGCAGGGCGCCGAGGATGCCTCCAGCCTGCTGCGTGCCGGTCAGCCCGGTATCACCGTGCGCTTTGATGCCCTGCATCGCGAGGCGATTGAAGCGATGGTCGGCATTGCTCGCGAGGGCACGCCGCTGGCCGCCCTGCTGGACGCATCCTACGGCGAGACCACGGCCGCCATCCATCGCACACTTGCATCGTCTATCGGCCTGGGCCGCGGCCCGCGACAGACGGCGCGGCTGCTTACCAAAAACTGCCAGCTGCCGCTGCAGCGGGCGCTGCGCATCGCGCGCACCGAACAGTTGCGCGCTTACCGGCTGGCGACGCTCGACACCTACCGCAGCGCCGGGGTGGCGCTCTATCAGCGCGTTGCCGCCCGCGATCCGAACACCTGCATCGCCTGCCTGTCGATGGACGGAACGATCTACTCGACCGAGACGAGCCTTGACGATCACGTAAACGGCCGCTGTTCGATCGTGCCTCTGTTCAGCGCCGCCGAAGCCTACGCGGCCGGCGCCGCGCAGGAGTGGTTTGACGCTCAGGACCGCGACATGCAGCTGCAGATCATGGGGCCGGCAAGGCTTGAGCTCTACCGCTCCGGGCGTGTCGATTGGTCCGAGCTTGCGGTCCGCAAAGACGACCCGATCTGGGGCGGCGCGTGGGTACCGACCCCGGTAAGCGTCCTACGTACGGCGGGCGGGACGCCTGCCATGCGTGCAGCTTGACAAGGAGAGATGATGCGAGATGCCGCCGGACGATCAAAAGCAGACAGGGCAGCCGGGCGGCGAGACGCCGAACGACTTCGAGGCCTACATCGCCTCACAGCCCGATCCGATCAAGGAGCTCTACAAGCAGCACACCGCCGGTTGGCGCAGCACTCTCGAGAATGAGCGCGAGAAAGCGACCAACGCGACCAACACCGTCAAGGAGCTTCGCGAAGCTGCCAAGACGGCCGACGCCGCGACCGCCGAGAAGCTCACCAAGCTGGCCGCCGAGAAGGATGCTGAGATTGAGCTCGCACGGCAAGAGGCGACGTTTTACCGCGACGCCGCGGCCGCCGGCTGTCCGCCTGGCAGGCTCGAACGCGCCTGGCGGCTGTTCCGCAACGGCGAGTATCCGACCCGTCGCGGTGAGCCTGATGTGGCCGCCATGAAGGCCGATGTACCCGAGTTGTTCGTCCCCGCCCGTGGCGGTGGCGCGAACGCTGGGGCCGGGACCGGCGCTGCCGGACGACCGGCCGTCTCAATGGACAACCTTATCCGCGCCGCCGCCGGCAAGCGATAACCGAAAAGGAGTAGACACAGATGCCTTTCAACGTCGATATCAACTCTGCCGATCTTGTCGGCAACATCCCGGTCGAGATCGCGTCCGAGATGTGGGAGAGCATCGCCGCCCCCGAGGGCGTCAATGGCTCTGCCGTGCTCGCCAAGGCGCGGCGCGTCAACGACATGAGTTCGGCCTCAAAGACCAAGCCGGTCACCGACCTGTTGCCGGTCGCCTACTTCCGCGCCGCACGCGGCCTTGTCGAGGGCACCGAACAGCGCTGGCGGGATGTCACCATGACGGCCGAAGAGGTCGATGTCTTTGTAGCCATTGACATCAACGACCTCGACGATGCCAACATCCCGGTTTGGGACAGCGTGCGGCCGAACATCGTGCAGGCCGCCGGCGCGCTCATCGACGCCGCCGTTCTCTACGGCACCGGCATTCCGGCGAGCTGGGCGACTGCGATCTCCGCTACCGGGATTGTTGGGCATGCTACCAACGCCGGCAACACCACCAGTCTCGCGAGCTGTGCCGACCTCTACGATGCGATCGAGGGCGATAACAACTACCTCGCCAAGACCGAGGCCGACGGCTTCATCAACACGGGGCATATCGGCCACACCGCCGTCAGGGGCATGATTCGCGGCTGCCGTGCCTCGGACGGTCAGCGGATATTCCCCGGCGGCGACGTCGACGGGGTGCAGATCACCTACCCGCTGCACGGTGGCATCGCGGCCACGCCGTACCTGATCGGCGGACAGTGGAGCGAGCTCATCTGGGCTGTGCGTCGTGACATCGAGTTCGGCGTGTTCAACCAGGGGATCATCCAGGATGCCGCCGGAAACATCGTCTACAACTTGATGCAGCAGCGGATGGTGGCGCTCATGTGCACCTTCCGTCTCGGCGTCGCTCTTCCCAATCCAGTCAACCGGATGCAGCCGACTGCGGCCGCTCGCTCGCCCTTCACCGTTCTTCAGCCTTGACGGGAGGTCGAGATGAGTCTCTTCAAGACACAGCAGCGCGCCGATTTTGCCGTCAAGCCGGGCGCGACTATCGATATCGAGGCAGGCGGCACACTGAAGGTCGCCGGGGTGACGCTAACCCCGAGTGCCGCCGACTACAACGCCTTGCCGGGGATCGTGGCTGCCACCACGGCCCTCAAGGTCTTCAGCGTCACAGCGACCACGGCGGAGGTAAACGCCGGCACCAAGGTCATCGTCCCCGCCGTCGCCGGAAAGCAGTTCCTGCCGCTTGACGTCTGGATGCAGGCGCTGGGCGGCAACGCGGCCGATGCGACGCTCGTACGGCTCGTAGAGGAGACGAGCAGCGCGGTGGTCATGAGTCACGTCATCGCCGACATGACGAAGGACACATGGGTCGGCAAGACTGGCGGCACGGTCGTGACGACCGCCCTCGGCTTCCCGTTGGTAGCCGCCAAGGCAATCCTGATCGACAAGACGGGCTCCGCCCTGGCCACCTGCACGCATGTGCGGGCGGTCGTCGTCGGCTGCTACGTCTGAGAGGAGTAAGGCATGGCACTCGTCAACCTGACTTTCGAGCACGGCTGGCTCTCG